GTGGGTCAGGTTGCACGACAAGCAATCATAGACGCAGGTGTTGAGCTTAACATGCGCTGTCCTATGGACGCAGAGTATCGTGTTGGTTCTAACTGGAGTACTACTCATTAATTATTTTATAATAAGACTTTACAGGAGGTTAAATTCATGCTATAATATTACTATAAAGTTAAATAATTAATTAACTTTCAATGAATTACGTTTAATGTAATCTAAAGAATGTAACATAATCTTAATAGTTAAATACAAAGGTAAATTAATATGAACGATAAACCAGTTGTAGTATCATGTGAACTTCATTGGCCATTCTTGAGCAAGCCTAACGATATGTCAGGCAAGTATCAGGTGGACATCAGCAAGCTATCCTCAAAGGCAGTGCAGGTGCTGTCCGACATGGGCATTGCAGTTCGCAACAAGGGTGATGATCGCGGTAACTATGTTACTGTTAAGTCACAGAATCCAATCAAACCTGCTTTCTCTAACACAGATGAAGTAGACTCTTCTCTCATTGGTAATGGTAGTAAGGCTAACGCCGCAATCAAACCATACCATTGGGACTTCAAAGGCAAGCAGGGTACATCAGCTAGCCTGTCCAAGCTACTAATCACTGAAGTAGCTGTGTATGATAAGGATGGAGATGGTGGTGCTATCGACATGGATGATGTAATCTAATGTTACTCATCGATGCCGACATCCTAAGTTATAGAATAGGCTTTGCCTGTCAAGATGAGACAGCGGAAACAGCGTTCTCTCAGTTGAATAACTTGGTGTTGGATATCTTGGTAAGGGGCTGTGATGATGCAGTCCCCTATCAACTTTACCTAACAGGCAAAGGTAACTTTAGAAACGACCTCGCCACAATCAAACCCTACAAAGGAACACGAACCGCTGAGAAGCCCTCCCATTTTTACTTGTTGCGTGATTACATGATCTCTGAGTGGGATGCTGTAGTTGTCGAGGGACAGGAAGCTGACGATGCTATCGCTATTGAAGCTACCACTCAAGGAACTCACTCAGTAATTGCAAGTATAGATAAAGACTTTCTTCAAGTACCCTGTAGACACTACAACTTCGTCAAGGATGAATGGACGGAGGTAGGTGAATGGGACAGCATGAACTTCCTATACAAGCAGATGCTGACAGGTGACCGAGTAGATAACATACAAGGTTGTGTAGGGATAGGCGAAGTAAAAGCAACCGCCGCTTTAGAATGGTGTGAGACAGAAGAAGATTTATATCAAGCTGTCTTGACCTGCTACAAAGGTGATGTAGACTCGTTGTATGAGAACGCTAGACTGCTTTACCTACGCAGGTATGAAGATGAATGGTGGGTAGACCCTGAAACACGAAAGGCTGAGTACAACTCTAAGAACCCTATTGGTGTAAGACCCCCGCCTCCTCCCTCTTCAGCAGACATCGATACTAAAGAGAAACTTCAAGTAAGGGTACGCAATGGCTAAGAAACCTAGAGTACCTAGAACCAGAGCAGGAGGTAAGTGGACAGAAGCAAGGTATTGGGGATTCATACGTTCAGCGCTAAGAGAAGCGAACCGTAGATTCCCACCAAGATACGCCGCCAAAGCTAAAGCAAAGAAAACAGTTGTAGGTAAGCGTCATCGTTTCGAGTTCCAATGTGCCTGTTGTGAAGAGTGGTTCAAGGATAAAGAAGTACAAGTAGATCACATCGTACCTGCGGGTACATTACGCAAGTACGAAGACCTACCTAAATTCGTAGAGAATATGTTCTGTGAGGTTGATGGGCTACAGGTGTTATGTAAACCTTGCCATCAGAAGAAGACCAACGCAGAGCGTGAGGAGCGTAAAGCAAATGACTAGACACTTAGTAATACCAGACACCCAAGTAAAGCCAGACCAGTCTGTCGAGCATCTTGAGTGGGCAGGTAAGTACGCCGCCGCTAAGAAGCCTGACGTTATTGTTCATCTGGGAGACCACTGGGACATGCCGTCTTTATCGATGTATGATGTAGGTAAGAAGTCCTTCGAGGGCAGACGATACACCAACGACATCGAGGCAGGACACAGAGGTATGGAAGCCTTCCTTCGCCCCATCAGGGAAGAGCAACAAAGGCTACGTCAGAACCGTAAGAAAGTGTGGAATCCTAGATTAGTATTTCTGATAGGTAACCACGAACAACGCATCGAACGTGCTATTGAGAACGATGCAAAGCTAGATGGTCTCATAGGTTATCGTGACTTCAAGCTTGATGAGTATGGTTGGGAGGTGTATGATTTCCTAGAACCTGCCATCATCGATGACATCGCCTACTGCCACTACTTCACTAGTGGTGTCATGGGCAGACCAGTAAGTAGCGCACGATCAATGCTAACCAAGAAACATCAGAGTTGTATTATGGGTCACGTTCAAGATAGAGAGTGTGCCTATTCAAGAAGAGCAGATGGTTCTAGAATCACTGGACTGTTTGCAGGTATCTACTACGCTCACGATGAGGACTATCTCAACCACCAAACCAATGGCAGTTGGAGTGGGATATGGATGTTACACGAAGTAAACAAAGGACAGTTTGATGAGATGCCAGTATCAATGTCCTACTTGGAGAAGAAGTATGGCACTAACATTTGATGATTTATGCGAACGTCTTTCATACCTAGACGAGATAACATTACTAGAGGTATTAGATATAGCTAGTGAAGATATCGTTTCTAAGTTTAAAGACAAGATTGAAGAACGCTATGAAGAACTTGAGGAGGAATTAGAATGAGTATCGATGACGCTACTCCAGAAGAGTGGGACAAAGTTACACACTCAGCGGGATACTTCAACCATAAACGATTAGCTCAAATGGCTGAAGAAGAATCGAAACAAATGGTAGAAGAACCACCGCACTACAACAAAGGTAGTATTGAATGCATAGAAGCTATCAAAGAATCTATGTCTCTACAAGAGTTCAAAGGATACCTTAAAGGTAACGCAATGAAATACTTATGGCGATACACCTACAAGGATAAACCAAAGGAAGACCTTGAGAAAGCCAAGTGGTACTTAGAGAGACTAATAGAACAACAGGTATAAATATGAAAGTGATTGATGGTAACTTTAACAAGGAAGCAATGACCACGCTTGAGAAACTAACAGCCGCTATAGATAGCTTACAACTAGATGAGGACGATACGGAAACAGAGTTTGCATTAGTTGTATATGACAGGATAGGATACACGACAGTAGGAACTAGTCTTAGTATTGCTGAGGCTATCTTCCTACTAGAGTCGGCTAAGATAGGATTGTTATCAGGCGAGCCTACCATATCAGACACATTACAATAGGAGAATAGTATGTCAGGTAAAGGCAGTAGCCCAAGACCTATACCAAACCCAGAAACATTCGAGTCTAATTGGGACGCTATCTTCGGCAAGAAAGATAAACCAAAAGACAAATCAAAAGACAAAGAGGTAAAGAAGTAATGGACGTATATCAAAGTTATATTCACAAGAGTAGATACGCACGTTATCTTCCTGATGAACAACGCAGAGAAACGTGGGATGAGACAGTAGACAGGTACATCTCATTCTTTAAGAACAGAGGTAGCCTTGACGATAGAACGGCTGAGGAGCTAAGAGAAGCGATCACCAACCTAGAAGTCATGCCATCTATGCGAGCGTTAATGACAGCAGGAGAGGCGTTAGACAGAGACAACGTAGCAGGGTTCAACTGTAGCTATCTACCTATCGACCACCCTAAAGCATTCGATGAGATGATGTACATCTTGATGTGTGGTACAGGTGCAGGATTCAGTGTCGAGCGACAATACATAAACAAACTACCCGAAGTATCGGAGGACTTCCATGCAACAGAAACAATCATCCACGTTGCCGACTCTAAGATTGGATGGGCTAAAGCCTACCGTGAACTTATCACAATGCTCTATAGTGGTCAAGTTCCTAAGTGGGACTTATCTAGAGTTCGTGCTTCAGGGCAACCCCTTAAAACCTTCGGCGGTAGAGCAAGTGGCCCTGAACCTCTCGAAGACCTCTTCAAGTTTACTGTTGAAGTCTTTCGGTCTGCCGCAGGTAGAAAACTCTCTTCCATCGAATGTCACGATCTCTGCTGTAAGATTGCACAAATCGTCATCGTTGGCGGAGTCAGAAGATCAGCTCTTATCAGTCTCAGTAACCTCACCGATGATCGCATTAGAAGAGCCAAGTCAGGACAATGGTGGGTAGAGAATCCACAACGAGGACTAGCTAACAACAGCGCATGTTACACAGAGAAGCCTGACTTTGAAGCATTCCTAAACGAATGGTCAAGCTTGTATGAGAGCAGAAGCGGTGAGCGTGGGTTCTTTAGCAGGGTAGCTAGTCAGCGTCAAGCTGAGAGAAACGGAAGACGAGACCCTAACCATGACTTTGGAACAAACCCTTGTAGTGAAATCATATTGCGTCCTAATCAGTTCTGTAATCTGTCAGAGGTTGTTGTCAGAGCTAGCGACACAGAAGAATCACTCAAGAGAAAGGTACGACTTGCAACTATATTAGGTACTTTGCAAGCTACCCTAACAGACTTTAGATATCTGCGAAGTAAGTGGAAGCAGAACACTGAAGAGGAAGCCTTGCTTGGTGTATCCATGACAGGCATTCAAGATTGCAAACTAACCAACGGAGGAAAGAATGGATTACCTGAATTACTTGAAGGACTTCGGGCGGAAGCTGTGGTCACTAATAAAGCTTGGTCACAAAAGCTTGGTATCAATCAGTCAACCGCCATCACTTGTGTTAAACCTAGTGGCACTGTGTCTCAGCTTGTTAACTCTGCTAGCGGTATTCACGGCAGATTCGCTCCTTACTACATTAGGCGCGTTCGTGCTGATGTCAATGACCCTTTATGTAGTGTACTTAATAATGCGGGAATAGCATCTGAAGTAGACAACAGATCACCTTCTACTTTGGTGTTCAGCTTCCCTCAGAAAGCACCGAGAGGAGCAGTGATGTCTGCCTCGCAAACAGGAATGGAACAACTGGAGTTATGGGATGTATATCAAAAACACTGGTGTGAACACAAACCCTCAGTTACAGTCTATTACCGCGACTCTGAGTTTCTTGATATTGGTAGTTGGCTGTACAATCATTTCGATAGTTGTAGTGGTGTCTCGTTTCTGCCTTTCAGCGAGCATTCTTATGAACAAGCACCTTACGAACAGATTACCAAAGAGCAATATGAGGAGCTTGCTAAGAAGATGCCTAAAACCATCGAGTGGGACATCACAGAACAAAGTGACCAAACAGAAGGATCACAAACCCTAGCATGTGTAGGAGGATCATGTGAGATTTAACTAGGCAAAAGAAAGCCCCTATACCAAAACGGTGTAGGGGCTTTTTAGTGTATCCTTACTTCTTAATAGTCTGTGCTATCTTCTCACCACTTCGACCTACGACATAACCGCCGAGACCTAATTGTAAAAGCATCCATGCTTCATCCCTGAGAGGGGTTGCTAGTAAACCTAGCGAATCACCTACAGCAAGTACCAAGAAAGTCAACATCGTTAGTGGTCTCCAAGAAGACGCTAACAAGTTGCTCGAACTAGCCTCGCTGTTTACTATGTTGGCACGAGCAGTTAACGCTTGTGTCTCGTAATCAAACACCTGTTGCATTGCCGCCGCCTGTACTTCTAACATCTTACTCTTAGCAGTCAGTCGTTCTTCATCTGACGTATGTAAATCATCAACAAGCTTTGCCGCAGGTTTGAATATGTTTGCAATTAAATCTGTTACGCCTATCATTATTCCTCCAATAGTGCAGGGATTATTGGGAATGATTTACCCACATCTCTAAGCACTTCCATAATCACATCTTCAGGTGCTATACTGCCTGACATTATCGCACTAATACCACCCATTGTATCGTTGAACTTCGATGCCGCAGGGCCGAGGAGTACGCTTGTTGGGTCAACACCCCAGTTACTAGCTCTTAACGGATCAACAGCAAATGACAGACCACCAATGTAAGTGATTGCAGACAGAGCATGTTCCATCGCGTCTCTATCTTCCCACTTCTCGATGTCACCTGTCTTAGCAAACTCACGTAGAGCAGATGCCATTATCTGTGTAGCTATCATCATACCTATGTAAGGTGCTATCACTGCCGCTTGCTTCATCTTGTCCTGTGACGTACCATTAGCAACCATCTGGTTATACCAACCTTTCATAACCACGTTGTTGAACACGACAGCGAACGACTTCAACTGAGCCAGTAGCTTAAACCTTTCATCTGCCATCCATGCAGGTTTCTGTACCATACGAGGACGCATCACAGTGTCTTCAATGACGTTAAGGATACCCATTCTAAACTGATCTCTATAGAACTTGTCTTTCTTACCTCCTCTTCGATGCCAGTTGTAAGCTTCAGTCATGTTAAGACCTGCTTCAGCAAACTTGTCACTGATGCGTATCTGTTCTTCTATGTTACCTGTAGCTACAGCTTCCGAGTACACCTCAAGGTCTGACCTGAATGCTTGCTCTGCCATAATAGCCGCAGTCATTCTCAAAGCCTCAGTCCATTGTGGTGTTAGTGTTAGGTTATAGAAGAAGTTTTCTATATTAGTAATCCTACCACCAATCTCATTATCACCAATCCGAGCCGCCGCAGTATTCTTTAATTCATAAAGACTAATACCCATGTCTTCTAAGATACCTTGATCCACAAGAGTACTAGCTTCTTGGAATGACAAACCACGACCATGTTTAAACTGTTGTTTGATTATTCTACCTGCTAACTTACCTGCTGTAGTTACAGTCTTACCTGTCTGTCCTGTTCTAGAGGCTACAACGAACACCTCAGCCAAAGAAGGAAGAATAGATAGGGGTAGTAAGGTTACAGATAAACCCGCTCTAAGAGCATTCTGTGTCGTTCTAAGGGCAGTGCCGCTAGACGTATCTAAGTTACGCTTAGGAATACGTTGAGATAAATTCATAGCATCAGCCATGTTATTCATTGCTAGTCTAGCATCAAACTTCTTACCCTGTCTTTTAGCATCTGCAATAACATCGTAAAGCTCTTCGTAGAATAACTCACCCTCTGAACCAAAAGTCTTAGCGTGTCCTAGTCTTTCCGCCATCATCTCATAGTAAGAATACATAGCTTCCTGAACGCTAGTGTTAGGATCAAGCCAGTTGTTCCAGAAGTCTTGAGGTAACTCAGCTAACGCACGATGAGTCTCAACAGCGTTCTGCTTGTTAACCTTAGCACCTGCTGTAAGGCTTGCACCTACCTTACCCTGCTTACCTTTAGCTACTTCCTTCATAGCTTTCTTGTAAGCGTCCTTCTCAGATAGTCCTTCTTTCTCTTGTATCTCTTTAGACTTAGCTTCTACATCCTGCTTGAACGTGTCCACAATATTGACATCTGTTTCGTTTCCGAAATGCTCATAGCCTTGCTCCTCAATCCTACCTACATACGCTTCAATCTTGTCACGACTTAGGTCTAAACCGTTGGCTTCAGCTTCAGCGACAGCTTGTTCAATAAACTCTGATCTGTTGTTTCTTATCTTCTTATAGTCAAGTCTCCCAAGTAGCGGGAAGTAAGTACCACCCTCATAAAGAGTAGTATCAATACCTACAGCTTTAAGGTCGTTCTTGATTGTCAAGTCTAAGAATGTAGCTAGCTGATTAGATGCTTTCTTCTGCTGATCGTTTAACTTAGCGTACGCCTCGTTCTTCAAGGCTTTATTCTCTTTACTATCTTCAGGCATAACACGATGGTCATGTACAGCTTGAGCTTCTTCCTTGCTCAACTGCATAAACTCTCTTATGCCTTTATTGTAAGCAGACTTGTACTGCATAGCATTGAAGTGTACAGGAACTACACCCATCCTGCGTCCGAAGTCACCAGTAGTCTGTTGGAACTTAGCCGCTAGCTTTCTAGCTTTAGGTGTATTAACTCTACCTACAAACTGTGCAGGTTTATCTCCAAGCACAGGTGCTAATAATCTATTATATAAATGTGCAAGTTTAGTTTCAGTTACTGGAATCTTTTCGTAATTCTTTTCCCAAAGCCCTTGTTCAGCGTTCCATTCTAGAATACCTTCATCAATCTGCTTTGCCATAGCTAAGTCAGCATTCTTCTGAGCTTTAGTCATAACACTACTACCTACCCCGAAAGGTAAGCCTAAGATACCACCGACAAGACCTTCAATAGCAGACTCTTTCATAGCTTCTTGAACGTCAAGCTCATCCCAGTAGTTTGTAGCGTTACTTGCCGCTATTGTTGTACTGAAATCCTGAACAGCCTCAACAGCACCAGAGGTTAACATAGTAGTGCCTATAATACGACCAGTAGAAGCACCCTGACCTACTCTGTCTCGTATGACACTAGACCACGCCGCCTTATCTCCTGCGTTCAGCGTCTTCATAACTTCAGGGGATATGTTCTTAATGGCAGGTGTCATGGCTTTAACAAACTTAGCCGCCGCCAGAGGCTCTAATGCACCTAGCGCAAGACCAGTACCAATGTCTGCCATCGATGCTGTATAAGCCTCGTCCATGTCTTCAGCTTTAAGACCAATGTCACCTACGTTCATAATCCCAGAGGTAACACCACCTGCAACCAAAGCACCTACTGATCCTTTAGCTCCAATAGCCATAGCAGGGACTGCGGCTACTAACGAAGGTAAGGCTACACCAACTGTACCTGCACCTCTAGCCACTTGATCTGCTAAACCTCTAAAAGAAAACTCACCATCTTCGTCATACAAAGGATGCGCTGTAATCATCCCGACATCACGCATGTTTTCTTCTTTACCTTCAACCATCGCTTGACCAAACGCACTATCAGCAAAGCCAAAAGCTTCTGCCAATGATTGACCACCACGATAAAGTAGAGCCTGTCCTAAATCGACACCTGCTCCTATTTGATCTGCTATTCCATCAGGCTTTCGGGCTATGTTCTCATCAAACTGTAGATCAGAAGCATCCCATAGAGTGTTAAAAGCGTTAGCTTCTGACATATTACTTACCTGCTATTCGGTTAAATGCTTTACCACCTGCTTTTATTACATTACCCATTTCAATTTCATCGCCATACCAACCTTGACCAATGTCAACAAACTCTGACATAAATTCTTGACGCTGAGCGGGGCTTAGCAATGACATGTTGTAGTTCATTTGAGGATTGTTGTACAAGAAGTTAGCTATTGTATTTACGTTATCGCCCTCAGCACCTGCTACTTTTAACTCAGCTTCTAATGCACCTACTGCTTGTGGATTAGTTAGTCTATTCTTACCCTGAGCGGCTAATAGCTGAATAGCAAGCATAGCATCTGCTCTTTTCTTAGCTTCCTCTTGTAACTGTTCTTTGTTTCTAGAAGCAATACCTGCCTGTAGTGCTTGACCTATGTTAGCCGCAGTACCTTTACCACTACTAGAACCTGCAAGCATAGCCGCACCCATAGCCATCAAGTCTACCTTTTCATTTAGACGATCAAACCAGTTAGTGTTGTCATCGGTGTCTCCACCTGTAACACCTGCTTGTTCGTTTACTTTAGAGGCTTCTTCTCTTTTCTTTTTAAGGTCTGTTTTCTGTTCAGGTATTTCAGGAGTAAGGTTTGTATCAGCGATAAGGGTTTGTGCTTTCTCTTGCTCTGCTTTCTGATTCTGAACAAAAGGATTATCATCTTGAGTTGCTATGGAAGTGTCTAGCTTTTCCTGCTTTCCCTTTAACTTAGCTAGCTCGTCTTCAGCTTTCTTGGCTGTTATCTTACCTTGTGAAAGATCGTTTACAATAGACTGTTGCTTTGTAGTTATGTCAGACTGTACCTTCTCTTGGTTGTCAAGCAAATCAAACTGACTCTTTTGTTTGAAAGCATCAGCAACGTCCATAGACATACTAGTAGGAGTGTTATATGTTCTAAAGAAGTTATAGAGGTTTTCACCTAGTCCTTTTCTAAGCTGTGCTTGTTGTTGCTGTTTAGGAAGTTGCTCAAACAACGGTGGCATTCTGTCATAAATACTCATTACATTAAACCTCTTTGATTTTGTTGAGGCTGAATAAGCGATTGCAATAAATCAGCTTCTCTGTTTCGTCTTGCAAACAACTCTGGATTCTTCCACTCGTCTGCGTTTCTTAGTCTAGCTATGCCACTCTTCAGATCACCACCCATAACAGACTTCATAGTTCCAAAGTCTAGTGAGCTATCTCCAAAGTTGTGTAGCAATGATAACCCTACAGCTTGTTGCTGATACGGTAGGTCATCGTAGTTCTTGTACTTGCTTCTCATTCTGTCT